GTTCGCAGAGTGTGGGACTTCTAGCCAAGCTGTCGGCTCCAATGCATTCGTCAACACTGCGTATGGATTCACCAGCTTCTATAACGGAGTCAATGCCACTGCTGCTAACGCACTAGTCGGGACTTTCTTGGTTGTCCCAATTGATGCTGTCTATGAGTGTCATTACTCTGTCCGTGGCAGTAATCCGAACGCTAATGATGCAGTCCTGTCGGCTCATATCTCTGTGAACTCAGACCAGAACTATGTCCCATCGGAGACTCTGGAGAAGACCAACGGGAACTACACAGTCAACACTTGCCAACGGATGATGAAGCTCAAGGCAGGTGACAAGCTCTGTATGAACATCTGGCAGAGTTACGGAGCAATCATGACAGTGAGCATAGTCCTGTCGGTTAGTCTGGTGTGTCCACTATGACTATCACGTATACCACGAAGCTGGGACTCCCTGTCGACTCAAACGGTGAAGGTCTTATCTCCACTCAACCTAATGTGTGGGGTCGAGTTGATACCACTGCGGGTGTCATGACTACCACTAAGGGTGTGGACATACCAAACACTGATCTGTTCGATGGTGCCATAGTTGCTGAGAAAGACACTGGCATCTCTTGGAAGTGCAAATCTGACGGTTCAGGAGGATTCACCAAGCAGTATCTCAACTATCCGTGGTGGGTCATCAAGTACTACTCCAACGGACTAGCCAACAATGGACAGAATGCTGACACTTGATTCGATACCTTCTACGCAGGAGTCAATGCCACTAACACAGATGTCACTGTACCTGTCCAGAATGGGATCAAAGTTCCCATCAAGGCACTGTATAGCTGTACTCTGTACGGCAGATGGAACGGTGCTGTTAACGGAGTTCGTCGGACAAGTCTTGTTGTCCAGCCAGGTAATGCTATCAAGAATGACTATGAGCAGGTAGATGGCTACAATAGCAACATGCCTGTCGGACAGATCTGCAAGTGGGTAGGTGTCTTGAATCCTGGTGACTACTTCATGGGACAGTATTGGCAGAACTGTGGTGCGCAGCTTGGTTATTCCACTAGTTGCTGGGTGACTCTGATAAGGCCGGTGCGATGAGTGCTCCACAAGGTGAACGAGGATCAACTGCTCAGAGAGCGGTCCAAGACTTCCACATCAATGATGACTCAGACTCTCGTCCAGAATCTCATCATCACACTCTTGGGACTCAGAGATCACAGGCAAGTCCTGGCAACCATACTCATGATGGGGTCACTAGTATTGCCATCATGGCAGGTGTAACGTTCACTGGGTCAAGAACTTCTAACACAGCAGACATCATCAACCAGATCTGTAATGCTCTGGTAGCAGTAGGAGCAGTGAACAACACCAGTGCCTAGGAAAGATGAAGAGCCTCCTGACTTCAAGGACATGATTGACTTCCTGGCTAATCAACTCAAGAAGCAAGCAGATCAGCCGAACATGTACGCATATCAGCCACATGCGAAGCAGTCTGTGTTCCACACCAGTACCAAGAAGGCGAGACTCTACATTGGAGGGAACAGATCTGGAAAATCGGTTGGCGGAGTTGTTGAAGATCTGTGGTGGGCTACTAGACGCCATCCTCATAGGTCGATTCCCGACAGAGCCATCCGCGGAAGAGTTATCGGCGTGGACTTCATTAACGGGATCCAAGGTATCTTATTGCCAATCTTCAAGAGATGGATCGTACCTAGTGACTTGGTGGGTGGTAGCTGGGAAAGATCCTGGCATAACTCTGAGCGAACTCTCACCCTGGACAACGGATCAGTCTTAGACTTCAAGTCTTATGACCAGGATCTAGACAAGCACGCTGGTACCTCACGAGACTTCATCCACTTTGATGAAGAGCCACCACGGTCCATATTCAATGAGAATCTCATGCGACTCATTGATGTCGGGGGATCGTGGTGGATTACTATGACTCCTGTCGAGGGAATGACTTGGGTCTATACAGATCTCTATGAGCCTTGGTTCATGGGTACCAGACATGACATGGATGTCATCAAGGTAGACATGTCCGACAACTCATACTTGAAAGTGGAAGAGAAGCTAGAACTGCTAGCGTTTTTGGGAGATGATGAACGAAGTAAGCGAGAGCACGGTACATTTGTTCCGAAGGGTGGACTGGTCTTTCCACAGTTCCAAGAGTCAATACATGCAACACTTCATGGATGGCGCCCGCCTCATGATTGGCTTGTCTATCAGTCTATTGATCATGGGCTCAATAATCCTACTGCTATCCTTTATCATGCTGTCTCTCCTAACGGGTCTTCGATAGTCACGTTCAAAGAGATGTATGGTAGGAACAAGCTCGTGAAAGAGTGGGCTCAAGAGATCCTGGAGTTTGAACGAGAGTGTCATATCGAACCTTTTTTGCGTACCGGGGATCCTGCTATGAAGCAGAGGAATGCGGAGAGCGGGTCCTCGATCCAACAGTTGTACGACGAGCTAGGAATCTATCTTGCTCTGGACTCAGTGCCACGCGCTGTAGATCCTGGGATCAACAAGATGACTCAGTACATGCAGATCAATCCACAAACGGGACAGCCATACTGGCAGATCTCCGACTGTCCAAACTTAGTCCGGGAACTGAGGCAGCTACACTGGTCGTACTACGCATCAGGAAAGATGGAAGACGCAAACAATCCAAAGGAAACCATCCATAAGAAAGATGACCACGCACCTGATGCGGCGCGGTACTTCTTCACTTTCCTCCCAGAACTGTCGGCTCTTGGACTAGACATGAGGCCAAGAGCAATAGATCCCAACGTCGGTATTCCGACAGGGACTATCTGGGACATGCTCAACAATCACGATGGAGAGTTTAGGGACAGTGGAATGGGTTGGGATGTAGACGCTGGCTTCGGAGTACTATCAGACTATTGGGAGGAAGACTATGCCTAGCTCAGAACCATTCTCTCTGATCCCTGTCGGGATGTTACCTAACCCTGGCATCTGTCGGATCTGTGGATCTAACGAGAGAGCGTGTGTGGACTTTGGACTCACCTTCGACTATGAAGGTGCAGTCCTGATCTGTGTCTCATGCATTCAGCAACTGAAGTACATTGACGAACTCGGATTCATCGACAGATCTACAGTCAATGGGGTCATCCAGTCTAACAGAGATCTGATGCTCAAGATGACTGCCATCGACATTCTCAAGAAGGAGTTGCGTGATGGAGTGGTGGCAGTTCTTGATTCTTATGACCTTGCCCTTGTTGACAATGTTGGGGATCTTCTACCAATCCCAGTCGATCCTTCTGAAAGTCCAGAGAAACTATTCTGACTCTACGGATAGACAGTTAACTCTTCTCCGGCACGCAGTAGACTTACTGTCGGTTAAGGATCCAATGACATACCAGGCTATTGCGGAACCTGTGATGCCGACGTATGATTCCTATGATCCAAGTGACGAAGCAGAAATACAACGGCTGAGAGACAGGGGCGAAAGTGACGGCGCCATACTCGACGAATGGAGCAGTCAAGACTCCGACGAGTTCACAGCCATTAGATCCGAAATCTTTGGAGAATAGTACTCCAGCAACTAAGATGTCGGAACAGGCACAAAGGCAACTGGTCAGTGTCGTCAAGCAGATGTACGACAAGTGGAAGAGTCAGAAGCAGCGGATTCGCCGTCAGTGGGACATCAATCTAGAGATGTATGGCGGGAATCAGTTCATCTCACAGATTACAGGTAAGTCTCAACTCAAGGGGCTGTCCAGTGTCGGAACTACCAACAGTGCTCGTCATCGTGAGAGGTCAGTCACTAACCGCATCAAGCCCATCATCCGTACAGAGATTACCAAGCAGACCTCCCAAAAAGCCTCAGTTACCGTGGTTCCCGCATCTGGGGAAGATGACGACCTATTCGCTGCCTCGGCGGGAGAGTCTGTCTGGGAGTTCCTCTACGACCATGAACACATCCCCTGGAAGATGGAGCGTAACGCATTCTGGACTTCCACTTGTGGTAATGGCTTCATCAAGACTTGGTGGGACACAAAGAAGAAAGACAGTCTCTTCAAGAACGTCATGGGTATGCCCACGGTTGGGAATATCCAGTTCGGAGTAGTTACTCCGTACAATCTGTTTGTTCCCGATCTGTTGAACGAAGACATCGAGGATCAACCTGGAGTCATTGAAGCATACACTCGTCCAGTAGAGTGGGCGAATCGGTACTTTGGTGGTGACTATACCCCCAGTATTGTTGCGAAGACTGAGATCTTTGAGGCAAACTATTTCCAATCAACCAGTGATGGTGCCAACAACCAGCCTGACTCTGTCCTCATCATTGAGGCGTGGATCAAGCCTGGCTGTATCAAGGAA